TAGACTCCTGCTCTACGTTGTACCGTGGCATCTAGGGAGATAACGTGTGTTGCTGGGTTATTGCTTGACCAGCCACCATTAACCGCTGTTGGACGTGTTACTAGATTGCGTCTTACCTCAACGTTGGTAGTTGTGGTTTCAAAGCTAGGGTTAGGAGCAAGGTTCTCAATGCCATTAAGCACAACGGTAGAACCTTGGTACACACGCTTTACAGGCTGTGAGCCAACCTTCATACCTAGAGCGTCATTGAGCTTTGGCATATCAGCCTACAATCACGTAGAGCTTGTTAGCGTCCCATGTTCCAAGAGCGTTGTACTGAACTTGAGTACCTGTCCACCATGGAGCAGAGAAACCTGTGTCACCCTTATCTCCCTGAATGCCTTGGATACCCTGAATGCCTTGCTCACCCTTGAAGATTGGGTCACCTAGCTTGCTGTCCAGAGCAATAGCAAAGTCCCTTAGGTCTGCACCTAGGTTTGCTTCGTCTGTATCCAATGGGTATGGCAACCCATTTAGTGTTACTCCTGTAGCCATTACAACACCTTTCTTACGCTTACGCTTGTTGGAGGAATTAGAGCAGTGGACGCAACAGCACCAGAACCTGTGGTTGCTGAGTTAATCCAGAAGGTGAACTTGTCACCCGCAGCGCAATAGTCCTCATATGTGACTGTTTCATACCAGACTCCAAGATTGGTTGTGTTCTTTGACGCAACAATGCTGGCAGCAGTGAGACCCTTGGCAATGACTAGCTGACGTGAGTATGCCGTTCCATAGCTAGACCAAGGTAGGAAGAACTCAATGTGATACACACCAGCAGAAGGGATAGTCACAACTCCTGTGCTGGCAACTGTGATTGAGTTTGTGTCGTAGGGAGTGCTTGTAAAGGCTGTGACCTGATAGAACGTACCCGTCGCAGAAACGGTAGGACCAGCAGTTGTCTTAGCAATCCTTGCCTTTGGGGCAGCAACACCAGTAGTAATAGCAGTGTTCATAGCTGCTGTTGTTGAGTATGTTGAAGGTGGAGTGTTTGTCTTAACCCATGGTGCCCATGTTGTACCGCTGTACCTTGAACGTACCCAAGTGTTGTCCCAAGTGTCAGCACCCATAACGTATTGCTTCTGGACAATCCAGTCAGCAGAGTAGTAGATAACCTCAAAGGCTGAGATTGCACCGTAGACAGCACCTGTATTCGTTACTAGGTACCCGTAGTACCACCCAGACTGAGTAACGTTGTTCATATCCATACCATTAATGAGCGTTGGTGTGTTTTGCTTACCTGACAGGTCAACACCATTCAGTCTTGCAACAACATGTAGCTGCTTGTTTACTAGCTGAGCCTTAACTCTGTCTCCCACAATGAGAGCACCTGTAAGGTTTACAGGAGTGATGTCAAGTGCAGCAGCTTCACCATCAAACCTGATACGCAAAGGGCTTGCCTGAGTAACAGTTGCCCACATTGCTTGTGGGACAACTTCTGGTGTTGGCTTGGCAAGCTGTTCAACAATCTTGTCTAGTACATCGTTCATACTACGGTCCTAATCTGAGAGCTAATAAGTCCACCTGTCTTGAGGGAATAGGACTGTGCTTGGCAGACTGCTCTCACTGTCTTGCCTAGCTTTGTGTTGGTGAAGGTCACAACGTCATTGAGTCCAAAGCCAAGCCTTGGATGACTAATGGTGAACTTCTCTGCAATCTGTCGTGCATCACTGAGCTTCCTGTCAGCAATGGCTTGAAGGTTTGCAGCATCTACATAGTCAACGTCTGTCTCTGTAAGGGTAATCCAACGTCCCCTACTGTTATAGCTGTAGTCACTTGTAGACGTATCTATTGCTGTCTTGACTACCGCCTCAACTGCACCGTCAGTCTTGCCAATCACGATGTAACGGTTAGGCACACTGAAAGGGTCATAGTTACGTGTGAAGGCAGGTAGATACATGCCGTCAGCATCATCAATAAAGTTGTATTGCACAGCCCTGTAGTCAGGAGCTACATATGGAGTAGCCATGTACCTTCCTAGACCGTCACAGTACAAGGCAAAGTAGTTACCAGCAGCAAGCAAGTCATTGACAATCTTGAGCTTGCTTGTGTTTGCATCCCACACCATGCCTGTAGCAAGAGTTGCTGTACTACCTTCTAGACCAATTGAGGTCTCACCTGTTGACTGAATGATTTCAATGACCTTGGTAATAATGTTCGTGCCAGCAGCTACACCATAGGCAACACCATAAGTGTCATCACGGAGGATGATGGTCTTATCGAACAGGTCAACATTCATGGTTACCTCTGTGTCACTGAAAGCCTGCTCAGGAACACTAGGGATGCCAGTAATCATTGGATAGGCATTGCCTTCGTAGACATGGCTGATTCGTACCCTTGACTTTAGCCAGTTGATGGACTGTGTCTGCGTAAGGGTGAAGGAAGCTGAACCACGTACCTCATTGAATACAGAGTCAGTAAAGCTACCCCCATCCTGCACACCATTGAGGGTTGTAACAATCCTGTCGCTATTATCCAAGAGTTCATACTTGAAGGACTCAGAGCGTGAGGCTTCACTCATCGTAATCAACCTCAGTGATAGTGAAGTCAATACCAGCAAGGTCAGACTTGCCTGAGTGCTTGATGCCTACCTCACCAATAGAGCCAAAGATTCTACGTCCCATTGGGTCACGGTAGACAACAGGGGCAGGAAGACTTGCTACATCTTCAAAGCTATCAAAGGTTCCTAGCTCGCTACCGTTGCCAAATCCATCAACGTCACCGGATACCTTGTACACACGGTTCTGAGACTCACCAATGAACTCAACAGGCTTGGAGCGTCCTGCAAACTGGTGCAAGACCTTCTCACGGCTAAGGCTTAGGTCAACAGCAGGGTTGCCCTTGAGCCTTGCATGAGTAGCAAATCCATTGCCACCATTGACGAAAATCCACTTATCGTTATTGGTGTACACCTCAGCCTCATCTGACTCGTTGTGAGTTGGAAGGGCTGACCAAGCAATGGCCTTGTACCAAACAAACTCATTCATTGGAGGAATGTAGTCAATTACAGTTGTTGGCTCACCATGGCTAATACCTGACAAGCGTGATGTGCTCTGTTCTGCTGCACCGTCCCACAAAGGGGTAAGCAAAGCGTCAGGAGAGTATGCACCATCAAAGTAGTCACCTACTGTGTCTGTCTTCTCAATGAGCACGTTTGATACCCAAGGTAGGCACTGGCTAACAGTGAATGCCACTGTGCCAACAGCAGCTACACCAAATACCATCTTGGTTGCAGTTGCAGGGACAGTAGTTGTTAGGTAGATGCGTTGCCATGCACTTGTAGCTGTGACAGTTGGTCCTGAGACATTTCCACCTACCCAAGCTGTGCCAGTGTGGAACCTAGCAATGATGCCAGTGGTAGGAACAACATTGTCCTTCTGAATGTATGCAGAAATGGTAATAGTTGAACCTTCCTGCACGTCAACACCCAAGCTAGGAGTTGTAGCAGTTGGAAGACCATAGAAGTATGTTCCTGCATCTGTGTATGAAGCAGACGTGTTGCAGAGTGATGCCTGCTTAGAGCCACGGATTGCTGTATTTGTGCCAGCCGTGATTCCGTTGAAGCCTGCACTTCTAAAGACATAGCCTGTAGCGCCAGTAGTAATGGTTGGGTAAGCGAACATGTTCTGACGTGCCACGTCTTCCTCAGAAGATGGAACATCAATCTTGTCTGCAATAACTGTCCAGTTGTCACCAGAGGCATCTGAACGAAGTACCTGAATGTACTCAGCATCCGTTCCTGAGCTTGGAGCAATGGATAGCTCAACGCTTGTGTAACCCATGGTGTCGTCATAGTCAGCAATGATGCTTGGCTGTGGTGGCAATGGGAATGCTGTAGTGATAGCTGCAACGCTTGAGGTTGTCTCTACAGACTCGATACCGTCGCCATCACGTACAAAGACCTTGATTACGTATGGTGTGGTGTCTAGGAGCTTGTAGGGAAGTTCATAGTTGGTTGCATAGCTTCCTACTGACCATTCACCTAGAAGGGCACCAGACCAAAGCTGCACACGGAACATGGACTGTGTGGAACCCTCAGCATCAAAGTATGTCCATGACACAGTTAGCTTGCTGTTGGTAAAGGTTGTTCCTGCTGGTGTTGTACCAATGTTAGAAGGTGCTGTAACAGTAACCAATGGCTTAGCGCTGGCCTTAAGAACTTGGGACGCAGAGAAGGCACCAAAGCCAGCGCCAGACTGACCCTTTGTTGCTACTTGGAACTCATATGTCTTGCCGTTGGTGAATGTTCCAAGACCAAACAGCAATGATGGGCTAGAAGTTGCTGAGTAGGAATGTGTCCAAGTGGAAGTACCAACCTCACGGTACTGAACGTCTGCACCTTGCTGTGCAGTTCCGTCAGAAGGGTTGTGAAGCCATGTAACCATAAGGATTTGTGTAGCTCCATCGAACACTGTTGTTCCAGTAGTCATGGTAGGAGCTAGAGGAGGAGCAAGAACACCAAGAGTGTTGGTGAGAGCGTCAGCAGCGTAAAGCGCACCAACCTTAGCCTTGAGCTTGTATTGGTGAGTTGTAGAAATGCTTGGTCCAGTGTGGGTGTATGACGTTAGAGCAGGAGTAAGTGTTGTGAGTGCAGCACCATCCCATACCCCGTTTGAAGCGTGCCATACCTCAATACCGTCTGCCCATCCAGCCCTGTTGGACCAAGAGATGATTGCGTTGGCACCAACTCGCGTAGCGCTTAATGCATTTGGAGCAGCAGGAGTGGTGTAGATATAAGTACTAGTTGGTCCTGAACCGTTACCACTTGAGTTGCTTGCATACACCTGATACTGGTAACGCTTGTTAACAGTTACGGTCTTGTCTTGGTATGCCTGTACAGCAGAACCAAGCACAGCAATCTGAATCCAACCTGAACCATCGTTACGTAGAACGTTGATGTTCTCGTATGGAGCGCTAGCGCTACCGGGAGAGGTATTGGTCCATGCAAGGTTGTTCTGTCCATCATTGATACGTGTAGCAGTGAATGCTGTAGGAGCAGCAGGGAGAGCAAAAGGACGAGCAGGGATAACAGCCTTGCCCTTAACAGTAAGGTCAACAGACTTGCTACCAAGGTTCAGGAAGTTGAGTGTAAAGCTCTTGGTCTGTCCAGCGTTGTACACCAATGCCTGCGTCAAGTTGATGGTCTTAACGAGCATCTGACCAATACCAGATACGTTGATATTGCTCTGTGAAGAGTCAGCGAACCAATCACCCTTCCATTCAAGCTTGTTGCTTGAGTCAGACAGTGACTTATCACGCTGAATGTATACGTTGATAGGGACAGTAACGCTAGCAGTTGCACTTGTGACAACTCCGTAGCTTCCTACCTCATAACCAATTACGTACCCGTCCTTCTTAGTACCCCAAGTAATGCTCACTTAACACCTGCCTTGTTTTGACGAGCAAGCATAGAACCGAACTGGTCCCAAAGGTCTTGCTCTTGACTATTTGCTGGCTGGAACTCAAGTCCATTGATGACATATACAGTTCCGCCAGCACGCACTGTGTCAAAAGCTAGGGAGTTCTCAAAGTCTCCTGTTAGTCCATTGGCTAGCCTTGCCATGGATTGAGTAGCTAGGGAAGCTGACTTATCGATACCGTTGGAAAGTCCCTTGACCATGTAATGACCCATCTCAGCCATGACAGTTGAAGGGCTATGGATACCTAGAGCATTCTTGATGAAGTCAATAACGTTGTTGACCCAACCTTCAATCTTGCCCTTAATCCAGTTGTAGCCATCTGAGATACCGCGCCACAATCCCTCTACAACATTGCCACCAGCAGACTTGAGCCAACCAATAGCACCATCGAACCAACCCTTAATCTTGTTGGGGATGTCACGGAAGAAGTCCATAATCTTTCCCCAGTTGTTAATGATGAGTCCATAAGGGCTGTAGTTCCATACCGTCTTGATTACGTTCCATACTTGGTTGAGGAAGCCCTTAACAGCTTCGTAGCCAGCAGAGAATGCTGAACTAACCTTTGCCCATGTAGCCTTAACCCATGTGCTTACGTTAGCCCATGCCTCACCAATGAACTTGGTAAAGCCTGCCCAAATAGCCTTGCCTGTTTCAGTCTGTGTGAAGAAGTAGACGAGTCCAGCGACAAGAGCAGCAATGGCAATGACGACTAGAGCAATAGGGTTGGCTGACATGATGAGGTTGAATGCAGCTTGTACGGCTGTTGCAGCAGTTGTGATGACTGTCCATGCTGCAAGTGCTCCCTGCCACAAGATGAAGGCTCCTACAAGGATGCCTACAGTGATAGCAAGTGCTCCTAGCCAGTCCTTGTTGTTAACAATCCATGTGCCAAAGCCAATGAACGCAGGAACAACAGTGCCAGTAATATATGTACCAAAGCCTTGAAGGGCAGGCATGATGTTGGCTGTAATCCAATCACCAAAGCCCTTGATTGCTGGCATTCCATCCTTGAGGAACCATGCAGCAAGACCTAGCAATGCTGGCATTACGTTTGCAAGGATTCCCTCAGACACGTTGCCAATCGAGTTGCTAATCTTCTTCCACATTCCCTCTGTGGTCTTACCAGCAGCTACAGAGCTTCCTGCTACCTGTCCATTAACAGCCTTGAGGATGATTGCCTGAGCACCAGCCATATCTCCCTTAGCTTGGAGAGCCTTAATCTGTGCCTTCTCACCATCTGTGAATGAGACACCTACCTTGGCAAGAGCAGTCATACCCTTTGTAGGGTTGTCCAGTGCCTTACCCATCATGTTAGAAGCACCAGCCATATTGGCACCCTCAAGAGAACCCTTGTTCATCCATACAGCAAGGTCAGCAGCGCTCTTGGTTGCCTTGTCGAAGTTGGCACCCTTAATGTTCTTGAAGGTAAGTAGTACGTTCTGTCCTTCTGTGACAGTCTCAGCTTCCATACCCGTTAGCTTTTCGAACTTGTCAGCGTATGCAGATACCTGTCCAGCACTCCTACCAGCAGCACCACCAGTTGCCTTGATAACAGCCGCTGTGTTGGCTCCTAGACGCTCTGTACGCATCATGTCCTTGACAGTGCTACCTGCCCATAGACCAATGCCAGCAGCTAGAGCTGCACCACCAACCATTAGACCCTTAGTCATGGAACCAAGAGCGCTCATGCCTTGCTTGAACTTCTTAGTGTCTGCAAGTACAGAGACGGTAATTGTCTGTCCAGCCATCTTGGCTCCTTCCTTGATTAGTCCCTACCCTGTGAACGAGAAACACAGGGTAGGAAGTCTTGTTACTTCTTGTGTGCCTTATTGTAGGCAACCACAATCTCGTTTCGTTGGTTCTGGGTTAAGTCCCAATACTCTGTAGGTGACATTCCAATGATTGCCACGAACGTAGCTAGGTCTTTGTCCCTAGAGTCACTTGCTTTTCGAAGACTCCTGTACGGCAGTCTGGAAATCCACAACGATAGTGCTTAGCTCCTCAGCTTCCATGTCTAGAACGTCTGTGAACTTGAGCTTGTTGTCTTCCCTGCGCATAATCACGTAAGCCATGCCTGCAAGCTGCATAGCCTTAGGCTCATCTTCGTCTTCCCACTTGCCAGCGGAAATACCGCTTAGCTCTTCAACCTTGGCAATCTCGCCAATAGTTAGATTCTTCATTTCTCGTTTCCTTACTTTAGGTCATTCTTCTTGAGGATGTCCCCAATACCATCGTTCAGAGCATTGAAGATAGAGTTTTGCTCACTCTGCAATGCTTGTGTGATGAATGGTTGTGCCTCGATGTTGTGCTGAGGCCATCCGTAATGGATGACTCCTGCATACGGTGCCCTTGCTCCACCAGCACGCACAACGGCTTTTGTCTTTCCTCTACCAGCCCTGACAGTCCCTGCAAGAGTTCCTGTGATGCTTGGAGGTGTAGAAGCCCTAACTACAATCATGCCGATAGCGTGCATGAGGTCTTTCATATCTTCTGAGTCAGCACCAGCCTTGGAGAGAGCACGCATTGATTGGCCTAAACCTTCAATGCGTACCCTTGAGTCTCCACTGCCAATGTTGATTGCGTCAGCCATTATCAGGCAGTTACCTTAGTAACTTCTCCAATAACCTTCCATTCGAAATCAAATTCGAATACGTCTTCACCAGCGTCTCCACCAATGGCAGGCTTAACACCAATCTTGACTGTTCCCTCATAGTGAGGTTCCAATACAGATGGAGTTGCGTTGCCGTGTAGTGCGACTGTGAAAGGTACCTCTGTACCTGTTGAGTCCCAAACCATTGTCCAGAAGCTAGAAGCGTCTGTGTCCTGTGCAGCAGAGCCAGTCATGGTCCATTCATAGGAACCACCAGCAGCAGCGTCAGCAAAGGTAACAAACTTGCTGTCAGAAGCAGCCTGCTCAAGCTTTAGGGACTTCACATGGTCTGTGTAAGCTTCGCCATCAAACTCAATGGTTAGCTTGTTGCCCTTGATTCGTGCCATGTCTTAAATCCTTACGTTGTTGTAAATCTTGAGGTCAACTGCAACATACGTAGCGTTGTTGGCAGCCAAGGCATAAGGCTTGGACACCTCTTCAACGCTGTACTTGCTATTAACCAAAGCCACAATGGAATCCTCTAGAAGGTCGTAGAGCTTTTCCGTGCTCACGTCATTAGCTCCTGTAGGAGTTACTAGAGTGATGTCCCATCGTGACTTGAACTCACCAAATGAGCCTCCTTGTGAGAGGAATGGTGAACCTGCTTGCACTACTGCCAAAGGTGGAGTGATGCGTTCAGGGAGGTATGGGAATGCAGTAAGTCCTGCATCCTTAAGTACCGTTGCAATAGCCGTGCTGACTGTCATGAGTTCGCTCATGCAATACCCCATCCGACATAACGTCTTAGGAGAGGGTATGCACCAACCATTGGGTCTCTAGCAATGCGGATTGCACTACCGTCCAAGGTTGTGAACTGTGCCACACCATTAGGAGCACTCCTACGGTGGAAGAGTTCAGAGCCAACTTCTGTAGTTGCTCGAATGAGGATTGCGTCAGGCACAGCATGAATACCTACGTAGATTGTGATTAGCTCAAGTGCCTCAGCCCAGCAGGCTTGAACAAATGTGTCGTCACCATCACCAGCAGAAACATAGGTCTTCAAGCCAACCCAGCCATCAATTAGCTCTGGGTTGTAACTTGCTAGTGCCTCTGCTAGCTCTGCGTAGGTAATCATTGCTGTACCGTCAAATCACGCAACAGGCTTAACAGGAACAACAGCAGAAGGCATCTCATCTGCAACAGCAGCGTATGTATATACAGAGAAGTCCTTGCTCAAGTTGATGATGTTCTCATCCTGCAAGCGCACGATTGGGCTTGTGTAGAAGCGAATAGCGTTGGAGTTAACGAACGCAGATTCGTTAGCAGCAAGACCAGCATCTAGAACAACCTTGACATTGGCGATGTTTCCACCAAGACCCTTAACGTCGATAGAACCAACGTTGTTAGAGCCATTGCCAGCAACTAGCATGACTGGACGACCGTCTGCACCCTGCAACTTGGCAAGGGTCTTGAAGGAAGCCTTGTCAGCAACTAGGCAATCCATTGGAAGGCCAAGAGCATCAAACTTCACAGCAGCTTCAATGATTGCGTCAAGCCAACCGTTGTAACCAGCAGCAGCAGAAACGTCTACCTTGTTAAGGGCAACGAGCTGAGCAGCATGGAGAGCCTTGTAGTCTGCACGAAGCACACCATTAAGAACCTGACCAACCTTGATGGCCTGTGCACGAAGGCTAAAGTCAAGGATGTTCGTAGCTGAACGCTCGATTTCCTGACGTGTTAGCTGTGTGTATCCACCATAGGTAGCAATAGCAGCAGTCTTGGTCTCAACCTGAATCTTACCGAAAGTAAGGTCATCACCTTCCGCAGCCTGCTTTGCAAAAGCAGAAGTGTCAGACTTTAGCTGACCATACTCAATGAAGTTACCCTCATTTGGAAGACTTGCAGAACCGAATACTCCACGGAGTACGGATGCACCTTCAACTAGACGGGTAAGGTCTCCTACCCATGCGTTCTTGACAATAGCGTCAGCAGAGGTTCCACCAGTGTATGCGCGTTCCTCACCAGCTACGATTGCCTTTAGGACAGTACCGGCAGAACGAGTGTCTACAACTGGTGCTGCTTCAACAATAGAGAGAGTAGATACCTTGCGCTCTAGAGCTTCAACGGACTCTCTCATTTCTTCGATTGCAACGTTATCCACGTCAATCTCCTTGTTTTCAATTGGAGCTACGTCCT